ATTGATAAATCGTCCATTTTATGTTTATTTTTAAGTTGTTTTAATCATTCCGAAAGAAGGGCAGCCGATAACAGCAGTTTGGCAAGATGCGGGGTTTGTTGCTTCGTTTGACATATTGTGCATAATTTAAAGTTTTGTAATTCTAATCCCAGCCTTCGCCAAGCACCATACGTTATGAGCAATTAAGGAATCAATTTCCCTGTTCCATATCCAAGGAAAAATGATGCAAGTGATGAAACAATTGTTTTGAGCCATCCTTTTCCTTTTTCTTTGTTTACTTGTTTTTTAGTTTGTTTCAATTCAATTCTTTGCTCTGCAATTGTGTCTCTGAATTGATCCTGTTGATAGTCTTTCAAAATCAATATGTCTTTATACTCAGATTCTGCCTGCTCTTTTTTCTCAACTACCTTTTCAAGAGTTGAGATCCTTTCATCCTTTACAGAATCAACAGTCAAATGTTGATTGTGCAATTGCTCCAATAATGATTTGCATGTGTCAGGAGCTGCAGAATAAATTGTTTTATAAACTGTGTGATAGTGATGGACATTTTTCACATCCTTATTTCTCAGAGAATCATCCTTTAATTTTAACAATTTAACAATTGAGTCAATGTTTAGGATCTTTGATTTTTTTGAATCAATCAACTCAGTGATCTTGTCAGGGCCTTTGATCACTTTCTTTCCTTTGAAATATCCTGATTTGCATGTGAATGTCAATGCTAAAATTGATAGCACAATGATAACTCCTCCAATGATTGCCTTTTTATTCATTGTCTATATATTTAACAGTGACTAAACCTGCTTTGATTGCTCTCCAAATGATTGGATAAATCTCAGTATATTTTTTTCTTGAATTCAAAACTCCATCTCTCCCCTTTGTTTTTCCAAATACAGATCCAACAAGATAACATCCATGTGTGTCCAAATCAGTATTTCCCCAATGCCACAAAATTGATTCAAAATTTGGCACATTCATCACATGGATTGCCTCATGCTGCCATTTGAATTTTTCTTTTATCTCAGGAGTCCCAAGAAACCAATCTTTTGCAAGGATCAAATTGCCTTGATCATCTCTGTGATATTCTTTTGAGAATTTTGGAGATTTTACCAATTGCAAATTGTAAGTTCCTGCAGAGATCCTTGTTTCTCCAAAAACTTTAACTGTTCTTTTTTCATCCTCAACTCCAACTCCTTTGAATGAGTTGTCATTTGCAACAAATGAGGAGAGAGTCCAATCAGTTTGACTCTTTTGCCTGATCACTGTGATTTCTTTTAACATTTAGATTGATTTTAAATTTGTTTTCTTTACTTCTCTTGAGATCAGGCCTCCATTGTTTAAATAGTTTCTGTGTGACAATGCCTGCTCTTTAGTCATTGAAAGCTCTGCAGCTTGAATCTGTGACTCTGATGGCCTGAAAAATTCAACAATGGGAGTCAAATTTTGATTCACATGATAAACCATTGACAATGCAACCTCATCACATTTGGGACAGACAATCTGATCAGGGATGAATCCATTGTCAACATTCGTTGTGATTGTTGAATGTAATTCACTGCAGATGTATGCATTGACAAATCCTTTTGTTTGCCCCTTTGCAACTCCTTTCAATTTTGTGTTTGATAATGTGTTCATGTTTTTTTATTTCAAATTTAGTGAAAAAAGCCTGATAAAATTACCAGGCTTTTGATTTATACTAATTTTCTGCTTTTGGATCAGGCATGATTGCTCCCTGTTGGATCAATGCATCAACCCAATTTTTTGTTTTGACTTGTTTGTTGACTGCCTTTTCATTTTTTGGATTGATTTTGACAGCTGCATCATAAAACTCAAGTGCCTCTCTGTATCTCTTTAATTCATATTCTGCATCTCCTGCCTTGACAAAATCATTTGACTGAGCAATTTGCTCCTTTGTTGGTTTATAGTCCTCAATGTCATTTTTTGGATCAGCTGAATCAGCTGTTGGGCCATCTAATTTTTTGACATCAGTTGACTCAGGATTGTTTTGCTCCTCACAAAAATCCAATTCCTGTTGATAATCATCTTTTGTCAAAGGCTCTGTCTCAACTAACTTGTCATTAAACCAATACTCTCTGACTTGTTTCTCATAGTTTCTCACAAGTTTGCAAGATTTAGAGATCATTTGATATCCCAAATTGATGTGATTTCTCAAATTGGCAATCTCTGCCTCTTTTGCTTGTTGTTGGTTTTTGTACATGGAGGCTTTCTCCTTTGCATCTAATTTGATGCATTCAATGTCAGTCAGAACATTGCTCATCTGTTTTGCCATTTTGTTGATCTCCTCAGGAGAAAAATCAATTTGGACACTTCTCATCACTTCTTGTGGGAGGATTGGATTTTTTGTTTTTGCCATTTTGTTTTTTTATTGATTAATTAATTGTTTGATCATGTTGATTGTATCAACTTTTAAAAGATTTGTTGGAGTTGTGCGAATCACTCTCCATCCAAGAATCACTGCAGAATTATATTTGATCATGTCCTCTGAGAATCCTGCTCCTGATGTGTGCCTGCCTCCTGTGAAAACTCCTCCCTCAACCTCAAGGGCAATTTTGTGATCGGGCCAACAATAATCAAAACGCCATTTCCTTATTGGATGGAATTGATGTTCTGTCACTGCAATAGGAATCCCAAATGATCCAATCACTTGATTGAATAGGATCTTTGTGTTTTCTGATTTTCTTTTTTTAGCCTCTCTTTTAGCCTGTTCAATAGGATTGATTTCTTTTTTTGCCATTGGTTTAAAAAATGTCTGTTTGGTTGTCGGGTGCAATATCTGCAAAATCTGTGAAACTTCCAATAAATTTGAATAATTGAGTCAACAATTTTCCATGTCTGTTTTTGGCATATTTGATGAATGCTTGTCCTTGGACATCAACCTCTCTCCCTCCAACCATAAATGTTTTTAAACCATAGTATTGAGGCCTAAAAATGAAAATGATCTGATCTGCATCCTGCTCAATGTCTCCTGACTCTCTCAAATCAGACATGATTGGCATTCTTTCCTCAGGTTTTCGGGTTTCAATGGATCTGCTCAACTGAGACAATGCAATCACAGGAATATCAAGATCCTTTGCAAGTTGTTTAAGTCTGTTTGAGATATATCCTACCTGTCTTGTTTTATCCCCTCTATATTCTGAGGTCGTTATGAGTTGCAGATAATCAATCACTAAAAGTTCAATTTTAAACTCTCTTTTCATCTTTTTAGCTTTATAAACAAGCTGATCAATTGAAATCCCTCCTGTTGCATCAATGTGCAATGGCAGTTTTCTCAATTCTTGAATCTTTTTGTAAATATCATTTATTTGATGATCAGTGACTTTTCCATCTCTCAGCTCCTCAGAGTCAATCTCACATTCTGCAGAAACAATCCTCATCAAAAGTTGCATTGAGGACATCTCAATTGTGAAACATCCTGCAGGCTTTTTCAAATCAATCACACAATTTCTCAAGAATTTCAAAGCCAATGCAGTTTTTCCCATTCCAGGCCTTGCAGCCAAAATGATAAAATCTGAATTGAAAAATCCCCCTGCAGGATCCAATTGTTTCAATCCTGTTGAAATTGATGGAGGCATGATCCCATCTTTTTTTGCCTGTAAATCATCAAGAAACTTTCCTGATAGTGAATTCAATGTCTCAAATGACTTGTTTGATGTCAGATCCTTTTCAGTTTGCTCAAACTTTGCAATCACATCTGAGATGATATCAAAGCCATCTGCAGCATGCTCATTTGATTTGATCAATCCATATTGGCAAATCCTTTGAGTTTCTCTCAACAAAAACAATTGTTGGAGGATTTTCATGTGAATTTCAATGTTGGATGCTGTTGCAATTCTTGATGTCAATCCTGAAACATATCTGCCCCCCTCAATCAAATTTTCCCATTTCCCAAGAGTTTTGATCTCCTGACAAGTTGTGAGGATGTCAATTTTGATGTTTTTCTTTTTCAGAGACAAGATTGCCTCACAAACAATCTGATTGTTTGGGACTGTGAAAAGATCAACTTTCAAATCTCCATCAACCAAATTGATGGCATGATCCTCAAGTAAAATTGCCCCCAAAACTCCATTCTCTAAGTCAATTGACTCCTTGTTTTGATTTATGTCCATTATTGTGATTCCTTTCCAAGTGTTAATTCTGATTGAATTCCTGATGATATTTGTTTCTGATCTGATTTATTTCCAAAATTGTTTTTACTCCAAGTTTCTAATCTCCTGGATGTGTCCCATGTCTTTTCAAGATCATATCTCATTTTTGCTCCTGACTTTGTTGGCTCTGTCCAATATTTGCAAAAATCAGCCAACATCTCTCTGTTGTATTTTTTCAAAAAAGGCTCAAGGGAGAGAGCAAATTTCAATTTGCGATCATTGAAATTTTGCTGTATATTATCCTTATTATTATCTTTATCATTATTATTATCTTTATAGCTAGGATTTTGGTAGATTTTCGCTTTAGCCTTGCCACCTTTGGAGCCGTTGATTTTATTGATGTTTCGTTTCTCATTCAAATCACATTGCTGTCTCAATAGAAACTCAATTTCAATTTTATCATGTCTCTTTTCATGCTTTATGATCTCTAATTTTATGAGATCATCAATCAAATTTTGATGATATGAGAATTTCTTTTTTAACATTGTGAGAGTCATGTTGCAGTCATTTATCCAATAGTACCCACATACATCCATAAACAATCCTTTCAGCTCATATGACTCCAATGAGATTTTTCCATTCTGCCATGCCTGGACAGTGAATCTGAAATATGGGAGATCATTTGCCATTTCCTGCCTCCTTTCCAATTTCAACAACTTTCAATCCCTTACTTTCAATAAATGATTTTGAAAATCCCCATATCACAATGTAAAGTCCTGTTGATGAATTTAAGCAAATGAAAGGATTTTGCCATTTTGGTATATTGATATACTCAAGATAAGCTGAGAATAGATTTTTCATTTTAATACGTTTTTAAAGGGCCACCTAAATTGATGGCCCTATATAATTACTACATTTTTGAGTTTGCAAAGGTTGTGATCTTGTCAATCAAGTCACAAATGTCACTGTGCAATTTTACATATTTTTTTGATTTAAACTGTCTTTTGGTTTTTAAATCTGTTAAATCATTGATTAACAAAATCATTTTTGTTTTGTCTCCTGCATTGAGCTCCTCTTGTTTTTTTCTTTCTGCCTCCTCCTCCGCTTTAAAATCTGCAAGTTTTTTATCATTGATTTGTTTTTGCAATGCTGCCTCTCTCTCAGCTGCCTCCTTTTTCTGTTTTTCTGCCTCCTCCTGCAACTTTTTCTGTTTTTGGATAGATTCCTGCTCAATTTCTTTTGCCTTTGCCTCTGCCTCTTGTTTGGCTTTTAAATTTTTAGCATTTTCCTCTCTTGCAGCTTTTTCCTTTTCCTCATGTTCCTGAGATAATTTTTCAGCATCAGCAATGATTTTTTGGAATTGATCATCTGTCATGTCAAATGGATGCCAATCAATTGTTTCAAATTTATCAATGAAATTGAATAATTTGAGAGCAATTTTCTCTCTTTCATCAGCAATTTTTGCATCAGCAATTCTTTTATCCTCCTTTTTTTGCCATTCAATTCTCTCCTCATCAGCTTTTGCCTCTGCCTCTTTTTTCAATCTTTCTGCCTCTGCCTCTTTCATCAATCTGAATTCTTTGAGATCTCTGTTGTCTTTGACTAATTTATCAAAGATCTCCTGATCCATATTTGCAAGATCATAAAATTCAGGATTGACATCCTCAAACTCAGAAAGGATTTTGATTCTTTCCTGTTTGATCAATTCCTTTTTTGCTGCCTCTTGTTTTTCAAAGAATGATGCAAGCTCCTCCAAATTTTCCTCCATCTGAGTGATTGGGAGAGTCAATTTGTTTTTTAATGCATCACAATATTTTCCAGCTGCCAAATAAAAGGCTTTTTCTGTTTTGTGAATTTCTGCAATGCCTGTTCTCACTTTTACCAATTTTTTTCTGAGATCATTTGCCTCCTCACATAATTCCTGAGTGATTTCCTTTTTGATGATCTGAGAATAAATTTCAGCATATCCATCCCTCTCAATGATCTTTGGTTGAAATGAATTTGAAATTGACAATGACTTTTCATCATCCAATGAGAATTCCTTTGCATCAATGTCCTTGATGTGGATCAGTTGCAATTGTTGTTGATTTTTTGTTTCCATGTTGTTTTTTTATTTGTGATTTTATTTCAATAATTCTGTTTTTGCTCTCAACACTGTTTGTGTTAAAAGTTTTGCATCATCCTGATTGAGCTCAAATTTGAATCTGTTCAAATTCTTATATTCAGAATCGTTTGGCAAATAGGCCAATTCTGATTTGTCACTCTCAGCAATGAATCTATATTTCCACTGATCAGGCCCATCATAATCAGCAACAGAATCTCTGATATACTCAAGTTCTGATTCATATGGCATGTAAACAATCAACTCAATGTTTTTCATCCCTGTGATGATTGCATTTGAGACTAATTGCCAATATTTATCAGGATGATTGTTTTTGAAAATAGAAACATCATTTTTTGCAACTGCCTCTGTTAAATCATCAACAACCTCACAAAATTTCTTTGGTTGTAAACATTTAACATCTGCAACAATTGACTCAGATATTGAAATCTCATCAGGAGATCCACTCCAACAATCAATGATTTCATGCATCAATGTTTCATCAAAGACATGCTGATATGATAATGGCAATAAATCATGGACTCTTGACTCAAGAAATTTTCCCCATTTCATTGGTTTTGACTCTGCCTCAACATCAAGAGATCGTTTGATCTTTCTCTCAAATTTCTTTTCCTGGATATAAGTCAATGCAGGAGCTAAAAACTCCCCCTTTGCACTTATTCTCATTATTTTCCAAATTTCTGATGATGTAAAATTGCCAATTCTGTTTTTATTATCTGTGATTGCCATTTTAAATTGATTTTAGTGTTGTGATTGCTTTTATATAACTTCTTTCTTCTTTCTCATCAATGATCCTTGTGATGCTTTCAATGTCCTCAGGGAGCAACAAATGCTGTTTGTCATTAAATAAATCATTTAACTCAATCAACTTGTCCTCATAGTTTACTGATTTGCCATTGTCAATATATGTGATGTCTGTTCCTGATTCATCATTGATGATTCCCTGATCAACCAAAACTGCTTTTTGCATTTCAATTGATAATGGGGCAAACTTTGAAAGCAACAATTTGATCACTGTTTTATTTCCCATGCCAATAAAATCTGACTGCCAAACTCCTGTTTTGTATGTCTTTGAATATTTCACTCCATGAGAGATCATTTCCTCTGTGCTCATGTACATTGTTTTTTCAAATGTGTTTAATAGGCTGAAATATCCTGCAAATCCAATGATTGCCTTGTCTTTTGATGAAACATTGAAATCAAACTCATATCCTTTTAATGGATTCCCTGAGATCAACTGCCCCTCATATATCGGACATGCTCCAATTGTTTTGAATTGTCCTGATCTTTGTGCTAATTGAATAAATCCTTTATATCCCAATTGAAACTGAGCAACAATTTTTGTTTCTCTTTGTCCATTTGTATCATTTACAAATGATGTTTTGTATGGGACAATGTATGCAAATCCTAAACTGTTATTTATTGGCAGATCAAGAGTTGCTGCCACACATGCAGCATTGAAAATGCTCATTGGATCTGCATTTTTTAACAAGTCATTTGATGCAGCAATTTGCAAAACTGATGTGATAAATCCTTGTGATTTCTTTCCAAGGATCTCATTGAATTTTGATTTGACAGTCTCTTGATCAAAAAATGATTTGATTGTGTGAGGCTTTTTTTCTGTTGTTGGGAGTTGATTTGACATGTTTTTTATTTTTTGGTTTCTAATTGGATGATAATGTTGCAACTGTTTGTTTTTATGATCACATATGGAGCAGTCTGATAGATTGGATCATGTGGGATGATTGGAGAGGCAAATTTCTCAGATATTTTCATCAATGTGAATTGATCAACAGATCTTTTATATATAGTCAATTTACTTTCCAGGCCTGAGGATGCAATCACAATTGCACATCTGTGAATTGTCTCAATTTCATCAATTGCCTGTTTTATCATTTGTTGAGCTAGTGATTTAAGATTTGGCATGTTGTTTTTTGATTAGATTGATTAATTCATCATGATTGATCCCTTTTTTGATCATCAGTTTTTGGAGCTGATGTTGTTTTTCAACCATTTCTCCAATGTGTTTTTCCTTTGTCTTTTCACTCATCCCCATTTTTTTGCTCTTGGAGATTTCATTCTTGATTTCATTGTTTACATCAAAATCAATTTCAATCTGTGTCTTTGTTGTCATTTGCTTTATAGATTTTTAATATTTGGTTTAAAATTTTGTTTTGGATCAATGTTGGTTTCCATTTGAATAGATTTGTAAATTCTTGAATTGTCATTGATGAGGCACATGTTTCACATATAGTCTCAGAAATGACAGTCAAATCAACTTTGTGGATTCCAAACTGATGGCTTTTGCATTTAATGCATGGCTTTACTTGATATGTTCTATTACCAATCAGCATCATCCTCCTCCTCTCTTTCTGTCCATCCCTCTCCTTTACAATTTGGACATCTTGTGTGATCAGGGACATCATCCTCATCCCATTCAATGATTTGCCCTGTTCCATTACATTCAATGCAATCCATTTTCTCAGGATCATCATGAGGAGTCATTTGGTTGTCAGGAGTGAAAAAATTATTTTTAGGCATAGCTTTTATTTTTTTATATTAAACATTTGATTGAACATTTCTTTTGTCTCAAGATCCTCTGCAGGTAGTTTCACTTTAAAATAACCATGCAGAGAATTGATTTCTTTTCCTGAGATCAGCTCTTTCACATTTGTCAAATAAAGTGATGTTTTCATGCAGGGATTTTCTGCAATTCCTTTAACAGTGATTTTTGCTGTGTCTTTGAGTGTGTTCACATAAACTGATATTAGTTCACATTCTTTCCATTCATTGACTTTTTCATTTGGAGTTTTGATTTGAATTTTTGCCATGATTTTTTGCTTTGAGTTTTTATAATTTATGAGCTTATTTTTTCCAACAAATCTTTTTTGAGATTGATGATGCCATCATTGATGCTTTCAGTCAATATCAACAGAGTTTCTTTGTTGTGATCAGAGAGATCATTTTCAACAAGTTTTATAAAATTGTCAGATGCATTGACTGTTGTATTAAACCAATGCTTTTTTCTTTGTGCAATTCCCCAATCAAGAATGTTGAATTGTCACTCAATACCTTGATCAATGAAACCATGATCAAAACATTTGCCTGATGCTCTTTATTTTTTACCAAATTTGCCATATTTATTTTTTAAGTTGAAAACAATTGATCTGTAATTCTCTGCCCTTTTATAATAAATTGCAGATGTTTTTTTCATTGAATCAGGAATTGCATCCAGGATCATCAATGCATTATCATGCAGCATTTCAAAATGCTGAATTTGTTTCAATAATCTGATTTTGATTTTTAGCTCATGGATCTCAGTCTCATGAGCATTGATTTGATCTGTTGTTGTCATGTTGTATGTTTTTGATTTTAAAATTTATCATAATTGAATGATTCTGATAATATCAGAATCAATTCTTTTGTTTGTTCTTTAGATAAACATGAAAACAAATCTCCTGTTGAGATTTGAATCATATCTCCATTGCTTTCTCCTGCAGAAAATCTTGTGATTGTTATTTCATTGTACATACTGCCTGCAGATGTATCAATTTTTCCTATTTCTATACTCATTGAATTGTTTTTTGTTTGGGGAGTGCCATCAAAAGCCACAATCAATGTTGTCTCCCCAAGGTTTAAAAGTTGTCATTCTGTTTTCTTTAAATTGATACCTGCACAGAAAGGAAATCAATCATCAGCAAAGCCAATCTGCATTCCCCATCTGTTTGTTGGGGTTGTTATTCATTTTAAATTAAATAGCAGGACTAAATCCTCTTTAAGCCTATTAAAATTTGATTTTACATGATCTCAATAAAGACAACCTGTGTTGTTTATCTTGATCAACTCCCAATTTAATCTGCAACTATTCTCTCTTATAAATGAAAGATGCTTATCCAGGATGTCAATGAACTATTTTGATTTTTTTCTGTGTGAAAATTATCAAGGTTTCAATGTTGGTTGTCGAGTGTAAAGATATATTATTTTTCAATACAAAAATATTTTCATATTGAAATTATTGCAAATATTTTATAAGTGATTGATTTTCAATTCAATTATTTTTCATCAAGGCATAAAAAAAGCCCCAAAAAGGAGCTTTAATTGTGTTAAAATTTGGATTGATCAATCAACTTTCATGATCTTTCTGAGGATAAATGAGGACATCATCAGATAAACAATTGCATAATATATTGGGATTTCTAATGGAATAAACACAAAAGGAATTGAAACAAATCCAAACCATATATTCAAACAGATTGCACATCCTCCAAGGACTTTGAACAATCCATGATCTCCAACTGTGTCAATGAATGTTTGCTCTCTCTGATCCTTGTTTGTGATCTTTGAGATGTTGTCAAACTTTACTCTGAAAAACTTTTTGCAGATCATCTTTGCCAAAAAAGGCAGCCAAAATCCAAAAATGTTTCCTTTCCAAAGACAAAAGTCAATGAAATATGAGAACAATGCAAGCACTGCTCCAAATATACTAACTACCGTAATAAGAGGCAGGATTTGCATCACAAGAGTCATTGCATCCATTTAATTGTGTATTTATGATTGTTATTAATTGAAAATTCTCGCATGTGTCAACTGAAACAAAACTGCCATCAGGTTTCTCAATCTTGAATTTATATGTCATAGACTCATTTAGGGCCCCAATAGGGATGATCAAATCCTCTCCTGTAGTGAAAGGATATTTCAAATTGAAATGTCCTCCTGTTGGAGATATCATGTAAAAAATAAAGTCTCCATCCTGATCAGCTGTGATCCCAAGATTTAAAGATTCATTGTGAGGGAATTTTCCCAAGTCATTCAAGCAGCAATCCATTTCTAAATGTTTAAAAGTGTTTTTAATTTATTACCTGTTGCAATATATGAGTGATTTTTGACAATCCATTCTCTTGTTTGCTCCTGTAAATTTAGCAAATCATTTTCATTTAACCCATTCAACCATGTTAATTTTGAGATGAATGCCTCCTCAGTGTTTGCAATTACAAGGGCACAATCTCCATATTGATCAGAGTATGCCTTTTCATTGATGTTGTTTGTGATCACTATTTTTCCAAGAGCAGCTGCCTCAAATGCTGTCACTCCGAAACATCCATATGGTTTCCCATTCTGAGTTGTATTGAATAATTCAACATAAATGTCACAACTTGACATTCTTTTCAATTGGGCCTCATGTTTCAATCTCTCCTCAGAAACAATCAATTGCAGGCCATCAATTGACTTGCACATCTCAATGATCTTTGCTGTTCCTTTCACTGTTGGATTTGATGGATAGTGAGCAACTAAATATGGAGATATTGTTTTCCAATCTCCTGGAATGATTTTGTCTGTGTCAACTGCAGTTGCAATGTAGGTTTCATTTTTCATCCCCAATCCAATAAACTCACATTGATCAGTGAAACATCTCTCAACAAATCCATTGAATATTATGTTGCAATTATTCGGGTTTTGCCTGTATGCTGTCCCTGTGTGATACACAACAACTCTTTTCCCTAAATCATAGGCATAATTCAACCATGATCCATCTGAATGGAAAAGCTGAATGATATCAGCTTTTTGGATTTCTCTCTTGATCTGATCAACTGTGCCAATTGTTGATTCTTGATCATATCCAAAAGGATGTTTGACTTTTTTGAATGAAACTGCATCAATTCCAACAGATTTAAATGCTTTGCAATTATCAAAGGCAAAGTTTGCATAATCATCATAACTCAGGTTTAAAACTCTCATATTTTTGTATATTCTAAGAAAACAATTTTTGGATGGATTTGATTTCTGACTGTTTTGTCAAAACCAATCATTTGCTGATCAATGAAATCCTCAGTGATCAAATGTGTGTGATACAAATCAGGATCAATGTTGATTCCTGTCAAAATCACAATGTTTTTTGCTGCAATCTTTTTCATGTTCTCAAATGCCTTTTTCAAATCAAGCATTCCATCCAGGGCAGCAAATACAAATAATGTGTCAAATGTTTTTCCTCCAAATTCAAACATCTCAATTGATCCTGAGAAAATTTGCAATCCTTTATGCTCAGGCTTTGAAATTGCATCAATTCCATAATATTTTGATGATTTAGGGATGTAATTTTTGGCCCAACATGTCCCACATCCAATGTCCAAAACTGTATTTCCAATAAATACAGAGGAGATCAATTTTTTATATTCAATCTGATGCTCAGATGATATCCCCTTTGTGCGAGTGTGCAAATTGTTCAATTTGCTTTCCCATTCTTTTTGATCTACATTCATATAAAAAGCCCCCCATAAATTTGTTTTATTTTTTGTCTCATCAACTTTTCCTCAGGAATGTTTTGTTTTTCAATCCTGCATCTTGCTGATTCTTGTCCTGCATGTACTGTGTAATTCATTACAGACTCAGTCACACATGTCATTGTGCACTCCATTGCACATCTGATTTTGAAATGCCAATCAACATAATAAACAAGCTCCTCATCAAACATGAATTTTTTCTTTAAATCATTTTTCCACATCATTGTTGTGAAATTGATATACTCATTTGATAAAATTCTTGCAGGATTTGAGGCCTGCCCTGGATAAAATCCAAGATCTTTTCCATCAAGATTGCAATTGTTCCATCCTCCAAAACAAACCTCCAAATTTTTATCATTGATGAATTTCTCAACTCTCTTTGATATTCCAAACCATGTCAACTGATCATCATCATGCAATTGACAAATCAAATCTCCATCTGCAGCATTCCACAAAATGTTCAATGATCCCAATGGATTGTTGATCTCTTTGTGAATTACTTTGATTCTTGGATTTGTGTTTTCTTTTAGAAATTCAGTGGATCCATCAGAGCATCCATTGTCTAAAATAATAAGCTCAGAATTTTCAAAATCCTGAGCTAAAAAGGATTTAATTGCTCTTTTGAGTAAATTAATCCTGTTGTATGTTGGCATAATTACTGAAACTTTCATCAACAAATAAACAAATAAATAATAGTAAACCAAAAAGCAAATGACATCAAAATGATCACTGCCCATGCAATTGTTGCATCATTCAACTTTCTTTTTTTAAACTTTCTCATTTTCTCCATGCATATAAGACATCAGGGAGAGTCCTGATGATCATCCCTGAGTTTGCCATCCTTTTCCACAAATCAACATCCTGTGCCCTCCCTGGCAACTGATATCCTCCAACCTTTTTCACACTGTCATTTTTATAAATCACAGTTCCATGATTTGTCAACCAACCCTCTGTTCTCTCTTGTAATGTTGTGATATATTTGTGTGATGATGTGTAAATTGGTTTTCTGAAAGGATCAGCATCCAAAAATGAGAATAAATTTGTCCCCAAAACATCAATCTCAGGATGATCATTCAAATGATCACATTGAATCTTGAATCTGTCTTTGAATGAGATATCTGATGATCCTGATATTGCAATCCATTCTGTTTTGATCAACTCATGGCCTTTATTTAATGCAGCTGATGTCCCTCCATTTTTTGCCATATGATGGACTTTAATATTTGGATATGTTTTCAAAAACTCCAATGCAGATTGTGTCTCATATAGTGTTGATCCATCATCAATGATCAATATATCATATTCCTGATCAATTGATTGATTCTCATGATGCAAAGAAAAGGCAGCCTCAATCAATTGGGCTGCCTTTGTGTTATATACAGGAATTAAAACTGTAAAGTCATTTTTTTTCATGTATCAAATATACAAAAAAATTAAACCTGCCTACCTCCTGTTATTATTTCAGTATTATAGTTTTGAATTATCCATCCAAAATCAGAATGCTGCAAACTATTCATTGATGTTCCTATTAGTTTATAGCCACATAATTGCAAAGGACAAAAAGCAGCTGCAGTCCCATTGTTATTTCTTGCATGAAAATATATGTTTCTAGTTCCCAATGGAGCAATTGATGCGATTGATGGAGCAAATCCAAGTGATGTTCCTGCTTTATAGATGTTCAAATTTGTTGCATTGTTTCTCTCAATAACTGCCAATCCTAATGAATTAGCACTTGAGAAATTAGATGTTGCTAAATTTCTATTTACTGCAATGCCATATTTTGAAGCAGTTGCATTTCTAACAATTAACAATGTTAAAGATGTGCCATCATAAGCTCCTGCAACTTCATATGATGCAGTTGCATTGCCTCTCAAATAAGCTCCAATACAAGCACTATTTTGAGGAAATGATGCCATTGTTATTCCTGCATCAAAATATTTTGTTGTTGTGTTTCCTGTTAAACCATTTGGAGAAACATCCCCACTAACAAAATTGTTAAATGTGCCTAAACTTGTGGCAGAAAACAGCTCAATGTTAAAACCTGCCAAACTAGCAACAGCATCAGTTGATGGAGCATGAATCCAAATCCTTGAGTTGCTTGATATTAATGAATAGAGATTTGATCCATTTGGATTTGGTAAAATTCCCTTTAATCTTAAAAACAAATTGTTGATTGCTGTTTTTTGAACAGATCCCATCACAACTCCTGTTGCTGTTTCATGTGCTAATATAAAAGCCAATGCATTCAAATCAAATGCATTAAACCCAAACATCATTGCTCTCCTTAAACTCATGATTTATGTTCTTTGATTAATTGAATAAATAACCTCTGTTGAATTTATGTAAGTAACATAAATATAATTCACAACACTTACTGTGTAAGTTCCTGAGCCACTCAATTTTTTCATGTTTGCTGCAAATGTTGGAGCCGTTCCATTGTTGTGGATGATCAAATTTGTCACTCCAAGTTTTGCTCCTGTTGATGAAAAACTGATGTTTCCTGTTTCAGGAGATCCAATTGTCCCATAAACAGAATCTGTGATAAAAGTCAATGCAACTCCTGTTGTTTGTGGGGCCTCAATAGGCAATTTATTTGATATATTTGGATCTAAAATTGCAACTTTGTAATTCTCCAATTTTAGTGATGTGATTGCTTTTGTTCCCTCAATTCCTGCCTGAGTTTCAGCATCTGTTGCTAATTGGATATAACCTGCAACAGTTTCAGTTGCTCTTTCCAAATTACCTTGCACAACATAAAAATTTGCTCCAACAGCTGCCTGATCTCCTGAAATGCTTGTTGTTTTACAAACAATCTCATCATAAACCTGGACATCAATTCCCAATGCTCCTCCAATTTTACCCGCAACAACAACCTCCCATCTGTCCCCTTTATTTGATGCAGGATAATTTGGATTTGTTGAGCAATCAATTGATCCTCTTTGTCCTCCAACTGCAGAGACATAAGTGTCAAACTGTATCTTTGTGATTGGCTCCTGTGGATTTACTGCATCTTTTAAATTTATAATTGTATTTGAATTTGCATTTATGTCCCCACTCAATGAGCTGTTTTGTGATCTTGCCTGCTCCAATGTTACTTGATGAGGGTTTGTGTATGTCAACATATGAGTTGATAAATTATAAGAAACAAGTTGCACATCAGGCAATGTTGCCAAATTATAACTATCAAATTGAACATTGCATCCCTCATTTATTGCATTTACAAAACAAGCATCAATACCACCTGCATTGTTAGTATAATAGTATTTATCAACTAAAATTGTTGATGTTGATCCTGTAAAAAAAAGAGTATCATCACAAGATAATTGGCTCCCTTTTCCTAAGAAAATGAATTTACCATTTGCACCCTGCCCAAAATAATTCCCTGTATTGTTTACAATAGTGCCATAAAATGTCACAACTCCTGTGAATAAATTGAATGCATTATCTCCAAATGTGATTGCACTATCAGTCAAAATGTTCACTCCTGTTGCACTTGAAAAAGCCTCAACACCAAATGTCGTTGATGAAACAATATTATTTGAATTATTGTTTTGAAATGCATAATCTCCTAAAATTGAAATTAAATTATTTGGATCAATCAAATACGCTGTAATATATGCAGCATTGGCCCCTAAAAAATAACTATCATTTGAAAAATCACTAGCTATTGGAACGGTAAAATAATAAACTCCATCATTGAATGACTCATCAGTTATTGTTGCACTCGTAAATGATGAAATATATGCATTTGCAGTTGCTAAATCTGTGAAAAACTCCCCATTCAAATCAACAATCTTTATCAATCCAATTTCTTGTGTTGGCAAATTGTCAATCTGTTCCTGCAGTGATTCTGTTTCTGCTTGCAAATCTTTCACAACTTGACATGCAGCAACTGCCTCACAAATTGCCTTTGATTGACAATTTTCAGGATTTACATCAGGAGTCCAACTGATTGGATTTTCAACATCCTCAATGTCACAAGGCACACAATTCACATCAACATATGTCAATGTGAATTCAATTGCAACAATTGTTGGCCATTCATTTCCTGAGAAATCCTGCCCTGTTTCATCTCTGTAAATTTTCTCAACATCAAGTGATGCAGAATTTATTGAGATTGAGATATCAGATGATGTTCCTGTGTATTGGTTGAATTTAATTTTGTTTAAAGCACTTTGCATGCTGCTTTTAACCTTATCAGGAGATACAGTGAAATCATTTGCTCCAAATGTGTAAAAAACGGCCTTACATTTGGCCCTAACCTCATATAATTTATCACATGATGAAACTGATTTGATCTCATTGATTGACTCAGGAGAAATCTGTCTGATGTAAACAGCATTTCCAACATTGTCTGAAATTGAGATCTCCTCTTTTTCTGATCCATTGCCTTTGTAAATTTTGCCTGATGATAATCTCACAACAGGACAATCAACCTTTTGCAGATATGGCATATATGCCAATAAGGGCTGCTCTAAATACTTTAAAATTAAATTTACCATGTATTGAATGTTTCTTGAATTTTTTCTTTTAAATAGTCATAGAATGCCTCTTTGGCAATCTCAATTTCCTCATCTGAGGGCTTGAATATATCTTTTTTATATCTCTCCTTTTGATATCCTGCAATCTTTGCCTGATCAATGGAATTAAATCCCATCACTTTTTGATCTCCCACATCCCCAACAACAATTGAAAATCTGAGAGCTGATGTGAAATCAAGATCAACATATCCTGTTTGTCTCCCTTGTTTTGTTCTTTTGTTTTTATATGGCCCTAATTTATAGTTCCCAATCTTTGTTCCATCTGTTGCATTGCCAATGTTGAAAATCCTATATGAGTAAACCCCCAACAATGTGTTGAGGGCTATTTCAGAGGCATTTGGAATCTCTTTTTCCAATAGCTTGATGATATCATCCATTTTTGTGGAAATATTACTCATTGTCTTTCAGATCAGAGATTTCCTGTTTTAGTTCTTTGCTCCTGATTAGGATATTTTTGAATTGCTGCCAAATTGATTTCCCTGATATTATTTTGTAGTTTTCATCAATTGATTTTAACTCAATGAGGCAAAGAGTTGCTGCAAGCACTTTTGTCAAAAAGAATGGGATCCCAATGAAAATCAAAATAAATTCCCCTAAAATGAAAATATCAATCACAAAGAATAAAATCAATGCTCCTTGATATAAAAACATTTTACTGACAATTGCAGATAATTTTCTTGATGATACAGATTTCCATCCATTCAATTTTTTTGCTTTATAGATTCCAATCAATGTATCTGCAAAAATAGTCAATCCAACTGCAATGATCAGTCCATGAATAGGCAATAAAAAAGCAGAAACAATTCCAAGAATTGCACAAAACTGAGTTTTAATTGTTAAAAGTAGTGATTTCATAATTTATCCCCATCCTTTTGGCCTGATTGGCTTGATTGTGCCTCCTGTTGGCTTTGGCTTTGGACGTGGTTTTCCTGATCCACAGGATCCACATGCTTTTCTGTTATGGTAGTACATATCCACTTTTTATGCCATTGCAGGCAAAACAATCTCCTTTGGTTGTCTTAATAAAGTTTTTAATATTATTGCTAAATTGTTTCTCCTCCTCAATCAATGCATCTTGTAAAGTCAATAAATTGTCTTTTGCTTGATCCTTTGTAAATGTCACAACTGCATTGATTCTCCCTGATGAGATATGCTCTTGCAAAATTTCAATCCCTGCCTGATACCACATCATAAATGCCATTCTTGGCAATAATTGACAGATGATGGCCTCCTCATAGCATTGAACATTTGCCAAAACTCCCAATCCAAAACATGAATTTTCCTCAGCTGTTCCATTCCATCCATTGATGATCAAATCATGTTTCTTTGTTGATCCTCTCTTGTTTGAACATGTTCCACATCCTCCAACAACTGATGATCCAATGTTGCATGAATAGACATCAAAATTTGTTTGATCAAATGTGATATAAACCTCCTCAGATTCACATTGATATCTGATTGAAATCTCATTTGTCACATTTGCCAATAAAGAAACACTGTAATTTTTTACAATCTCCCCATCTTTGATCTGAATGATTGCAATTCCTGATTGAGCAACTTTGATGTAAACATTCTCAATGTATATCCTGGCCATCTCACTGCTCCATCTGTTTAAAACTAAACCTCTGTTTAATGCAGCCTTTGATTTGATATCAGTTGTAAATTTGTTTATCTCTCTTGATTCAATAATGGCATTGAAATCAAAATTCCCCGACACAATGCCTGAGAATTTATTGAACACTTTTTTTGTTGCAAGATTGATTTTGTCTTTTAGGAAATTGATTCCTGATCTCTGCTCATCATTCACAATTGCTGCAGCTGATTTCAATGTGATTCCTGGAATATCATTGACAAAAAGAATTGTTTCAGGATGTGGGCAATTTACAAAATCTTTTATGCCAACAAGAGCATAATTTCCACATAATATGTCATTTAAACACTTCATTGATTTATTTGATTAGAAAAAAGGCTGCATTCTTTGATGCAGCCTTTCTTGATTGATTTAATTGATTAGGCCTCTGTTGCTCTGTAATAAAGTGAATAATTCACTCCATCATTTGCATCATCTGCATTGAATGCATTTGCAGGCAAATAGAACATCTCATGATATAATGAGAATGTTAAGATCCAAACCTCATCACAATCATCATATTTCCATCTCATGTCAAGTTTGATTCCTGTGAATGGATCAACCATTGTTGTTTTGATGATGTTTCCAAAATTTTTCGCTGCAGCCCCCTCATATTTGTTATAAGTTAATAATTGAGTATTTCCAGGAGCTAATCCAATGAAATCATCAGCATTTCCTAAAATTCCGCCAACATGACGATCTTGAAAGAAATCAAAATCTCCTGATTGTCCAATGTCAATTCCTTGAGCATTGCAACATCCAATTTTTGCCATTCTTGTGTAATCTCTCAATTTACCTGAGCCAATTAAGATTGGACGGCCTGTGAAATCAATATCCTCAAAATCATTCATGATTTGATTTTCTCCATAATAAAATGGGGATTTTGTTGCTGCAACTAATAATTGACGAGAATGAACAGTTGATGTGCCATCAGCAAAATTTCCAAATGCTGTTGCTTGTTTTGTGATCAATGCTTTGTTCAATTTTGTCATGAATGGATCCAACTCAGCATTTATGATTCTTGCAATCCATGATTGATCAGATTCACATAATTTTGCCATGTCTGCTTCGGAAAATGCAAGGCCCTTTGTTGATAATACATCATTTACATCCAAGATGTCCTCATATGGAGTTTTTGTGATCTCAGCTGTACATCCATTATTGTATGTGTCCTGAATATCAGATTCAATCCCTCTTTGAGCATAAGTCACACGAACTGAACGTTTTTTGCCATTGCCAATGTTAATTGGAATAACTGAAAGCCCTGCAGTGTTTGTTGGAGATGTAATTGCTTGTAAATATCCAACAGGAGTTCTTTTTCTCTCAGGGCTGTTTGTGCCCATTAAGTCAATCAAACTTGTTTGAATTTTCTCACATATACCCTCTGTGAAAACTGTTGGAGCAGACAATGCAATTGATGGCATTTTGAAATTTGAAATTAAACTGATGGAATATAAACCAACAGCAACAGGAGCAAAAAGCTCAACTGATTCTGTGATTGCTGCAATTGCAGCCCCACCCAAACAACTAACAACAAGAGTGAAACTCATTGTTGCTAATAAAGACAACATTATTTTTACCTTTTTCATAATTAATTTTTAATAAATGATTGATTTTGATTGATTTTGTTTTTGATAATTTTCTGTGATTAAAAAAAACGTATTTTTTACAGATTGAAAGGCTCTGCAGCCTCAGTTGATTTTGGAGTGATCAAATACACATCATTGTTAAGACAAATATATATTATTTTTTGATACAAAAAAAAGCCTCACAAAATAAATTGTGAGACTTTTCAAACTACAGTTTAAAAAAACATTAAAAAACTGCAATTTAGGATCCTTGAGTTGATCTTTCCTTTAATGCTTTTGCATTCTCTTTTGCTTTTTCAACAGCTGCATTCAATGCAGTTCCTCCAACATTAGTTGTTTTATCTTTGTCTTTATTGTCAATGATTATTGTTCTCTTTTTTTCAGGATCATCAACATCATCAGCATTTGATTTCTCAATCATTCCCTCAAGCATGTTTGAAAGTAAATCAGATGCAGCAATAAATTGCTTTTTATCTGCAGTCATTAGTTTTGATCCATCAGAGTTTGTGAATTCAATGTCTCCCTTTTCAGAGATTGTCATTTTATATCCAAGATTGTTTGCCTTTGTTTTTGCCAAAATGATCATATCATCAGTTGAAACGCCCTTTCTCAATTTCAATCCTGAGATCTGTTTCATCAACAAAGATTCTGTTTTGAATTCTGTGATCTTTGAATCAACCTCAGCTCTGATCAATGGGATTTGCTCTTGCAATTTTTTCAATTCATCATCCTTTTTTACCAACTCAGCTTGCACCTCTGCAGCTGTTGCATCTCCCATCTTTGCAGCTTTTTTCCATGCCATATCAGCAATCTCATCAAATTTCTTGTCTTTGATATCATCTGATGATAAACCTGCAATTTGTGCAATTTTCTTTTCAGCTTTTGTGTGTGCCTCTGCAATTGCTCTGTCTTTTACAGATTTCAATGTTGTTTTATAATCATCCGAGTTTGTGAATAAACTCTTTTGATGCTCAACAGCTGATTGCAATGCTGATTCAATTTCATCATTTGGAGTTTCTGTTGCTGTGTCAGGGATAGCAGATGCCATCTTTGTTGCTGTTGCTTTGTCAATTCCTAAATCAGTAAGGAATGTAATTGTCTGAGATTTTGTCATTTTGGTTGTTTTGTTTTTTTAGGTTTTATTTTTTATTTTCTTGATCCTGCATGTTTCCATGATTTCATCATTGAGACTCCTGGCTTTGGCTTTGGTTTATCCAAAACAGATTGATCAGGAGTTTTTTCCTCTGCAGGAGTTGTTGTTGGCTTGTTGGATATTTCAATCTCAATGTTTTGAGCTGAATCATTTGAGGAGTTTTGATTCTCATCTTGATCCCTGTTGTTTTTACCTTTTGCCATCTTATTTCTTTTTTGTTGATTTTGCCTTTTCCTCTTTATCCTCAGGTTTCTCCTCAGGTTTCTCATCAATTGCCTCAGGAGTCTCAGGAGTTTCATCAATCACAATTTTTTTCTCAGCTGTCAAAGCATCCAATTCCTCTTGAGTCAATTCATTTGGTTTTGTTTTGACTGTCTTTGTCAATTCAGCGTTTCTTTTTTCTTTCTCAGCTGCATCAGAAAGGATCTCAGCTTTGTTTTTTTGCTTTGATTGTTCCTCTTTTTCCTGCTCCTCTTTTGAGATCTCCCCCATGTACACAAAATCTTTGCTCTCTTTTTTGGTTTCAAAAATTGTTTTCCCTGCAGGGCCTAAATAAATTGTTTTTCCTGTAATTCTGTTTACATACTTGTGATTCATGATATATTTTTTTAAGGTTAATAAATAATGAATCAAATATATAGAGATTTTACCTTTTTACCAAACGGATGGGGAATGCTCTGTGCCTGCATCTATATCCTCCCCTTAATGAGCAGAAATTCGCAGTGTTTGTTCCCTCAATCATGCCTGAGCATTTTTTGTTTGAATAATAGCTTTTATTGACTGCAAAGTCAATCTCACTCTGCAGATCATCATCCTTTATGATGGCCATTGATATCCATTTCATACATTGAGCCCTTGAATCCTCAATGATTGATCCTGTGTATTGAATGGCAGTCAATTTGAATTTCTCTTTGATTGTTTGATTCATTGATCCATCAAATTGATGAATCCCATCAGTTGCAACCTGTCCAACATATCTCAACAATCTTGATTCCTGATCCTTTGTTGACAAAACCTGACTTTTAATAAATTCTTTTGTATCTGCAACAGTTGCTCCAAACATTAAATTCCTATAAATGCCCTGTGTGATTGGAGAAATGAAATTTGAATGCATTCCCTGAGCTGTTAAATTTGAAACAACCTTTGCAACCTCAATTTTTTTGATTGGATTGATATCTTTTGCCTGGATGATTGGATTCCCCAATGCAGCATTCACATCAATCACATTCTGAGCAACTCCATCAAATGATCCAATGAATTCATTCACTGCATTTCCATATCCTGATGATGTGAGGGCCTTAAAAACTTTATAATCTAAATATGACAAAAACTCCTCTGCCTTTGGAGTTGATGAAAGTTTTCCATTTGTGATGTCAACATTGTCAAACAACTCCATCAATGCAGAAAACACAAGCAATTCAATTGCCTGTGTTCCTGATATTAGATTGCTTTGACTGAGCCTGATCAGTTGATCTCCTCTGTCAATTGTTTTTTGGATTTTTCCCATTATTGATTGCCATTTTGATCAGTGATTGCAAAATCTGATTTCAAATATTTCTCAGCCTCTGTCAAAAATTTAGCAAAAACATTTTCATTTGGAGTTTCAAGGAATGCAGCCTCTCCATCAGTTTTTGAGATATTCAATAAAATTGAGTAAATCAATGCTGATTTTATTGCATCATCTTTTGTGACAATTCCTGACAAAACCATTGATTGTTTTTCAGTGATTGAATAAGTGAATAAAGGATCATAAGTTGCAACAATTTCAAAGATCTTTTGATTGATCTCATCTCCTGAGAATCTCAATGCTGCAAGTTCTCTTGCAACAGCTGCAACCAACATTGCAGGAGCATTGTTTTGTTTTAATTTATTCAACTCATCTGTCAACTCACTTTCTGATCTAACTCTGAATGTTGATGGCTTGATCAATTTAACAGGACATTGATCAAATGTTTTGTTTGTCATGTATGCTGTGATGAATCTCAATGACATTTGCTTTGAATCTAAGAGCTGAGAGGCAATCTTTGTCAACATATCCTCATGAGACAACAAATCAATCTCCTTTGCCTTTCCTGACAATGAAACATCTCCCAAATTTAGATGCAAGCTGTCCTCTGCCAACAATAACAAATTTTTATATGCCTCCTCTGCATTTTTTACAAATGCAACATCAGGATTGATGAATCTCACTGTTGGGATTGCATATGGCAAAAATGACTCTCCAATTCCATTTGGATTTGTTTCTCCAACAGGACGTTGGATTGTTGAATATGGCCCTCTTGCAAATGGTTTCAATTGTATTTGTCGAGAATATGTCTCATTGTCCTCATCATCATCCTTTCCCTTGCTTGATTTATCTATTGATTGCATTTCACATTCTGTGAAAAACTCCTCTCTAATTGGATGAGCACTCATCACAGACAATGCCTGCCAATCTGAAAATTGTCTGATTGCCTCATTTCCGAATGCTAAATAAGGAGCAAAAAAGCTCTCATAATATCCATCAGCATTCAGATCTCCTCCCATTGGGATGATTGGCAGCTCTCCAATGTTGTGCGTGTAAATCAATTTTAACTCATATTTGTTTGAGTCAATCTCTGAATATTTGTAAAATTCAGTTTTTGTCAATATGTAATAAACAGCCCCATTTTTTATCACATTGCCATCTTTGTCAGTCAAGAATGTTTTCTCATCTGATAAAACTGTGATCACATCATCATCCCAATCAATGATGTTAAAAGAGAAAATCAATTTTGGATATGGCTCAACTTGAGCTGATGAATTTTCAATTCCATCTCCTCCAGGGAGCCACAACAACAATCCATTTGCATCCTCAATCATTCTTTTTAAATAGATTCTTGAGAAAAACATGTCAAATGTGTTTCTTTCAAACTTTCTTTTGTTTAAATAGTTTGAAACATCATCATTGTTGACTTGCATTTTGTAGTGAATGCCTGTCAAAATTCTGTTTAAATTATCAAAGGCTTTGTTCATTGATCCATATGTGATTGGCTCATAGTTGTCCGTTCTATAGCACAAAACATCTGATGGCTCATTTGGCCTCCTTTTTAACAAAAGATCCTCAGGCTTTCTCATTCTTGTGTGCACTGCCATTTCCTCAAACATCTCCTCAAATTTTTCTCTGAATGGATGCTTTTCCATTTTTGTGATCTTTGCTGCATAATTAACAATCTCATTGAATTCCATGATATATATATTTTTTAAAATTTATTTCTTTCTTGAATTACATCTTTTTTATCCACATGATAATGGCGTGTATTAATTCCATTTTTCTCACATAATGCATTTACTTTTCTATTAAATAAATGAATCAATTTTGGAGAAACAACATTTCCTCCTGTTGCAAAGCCCCAATATTTTGTGACAATAGCCTCATCATTGATATGGCCATTTATTTTGTCAAAGTAGAAAAAGTGTGCTGCCTCCTGGACATATCCCTCCTGCCCCAAGGCCACATTCATGCAATATTCATCAGGCTTTCCATTTGCCCATGTAATTGTTGGAGCATTTGGATCATCATAAACTAAACGAGCTTTTTTGAATGTCTCATCAGCTTTTGGCCCATTCTTAAAAAACACAAAGCCTGAAATTGTTTGAGGCAATGTTTTTTCAATGTTGTGATATTTACAAACAGTTTTTGTGTCAGGATTTGCCCAATAGGTATATCCAAGGCCATTTGTTTTTTTTGTTATTGGGTTGTAGTTTCCATTCATCCCAATATAAAAATCTTTTTTCTGTAATTGGCCAAAAAGCCATTCAACAGGTTTTTCATTCCATAAATTATCAGCATCCATATAAATGCTGAAATCCCACCCTAATTTGTTAGTGATGAGATTAATGCAGAGTTTTGCTCTTTGGTATTGTTTTGAGCCATTCACAGTGTAAAATAACTCAGGTATCTTGATGAAATGATCAAAAAATGTCAACTCCCTTTCAGAGAGTTGACACAGTGTTTGATCCTCATAAACAATTGCAATTTCTACATCAGGACTTTTGTCTTTTAGGCTCAAAGCTAAATTGAAAGCAGCGTTCCCATAAAGAGGATAGCCCAATGCAATGATCACAATTCCATATCTCATTTGATAATGTTTTTAGTTTATGAATAACAGTTGTTTGTTGGAGTGAAAGAATCTAAAAGGGCCAAAATTCCCTCCACTTTCACAGGGATGATAATTTCCTCAGTTTGCAAAGTCACAAGGCCATCAAAATATCTTGAATCTTGATTTGTGGCCTCAGTCACAGGGAAAACCTCAGGTGCAAAATCCCCCTCATACATGTAAAGCAACTCGTCACAAGTTACCCAACCGAACAGCATTAAACTGTAGTTTTTCATGATGTAGCTCCAAAATGCATATTCCCCAAGATCATCAGTTGTGTTGAAATCCTGGAAAGTAATTGTTTGAGATCCTCCAACAATTTCCTCAGGACTGCAACTTGACATTCTTTTCTTAGTGACAGATGCTTTTGCTTGTTGGCCCAAAACAGGGCCTGTGAAATTCAGCAAGCCTGCACACATTGCAGCCTCAATGTTTCTCAGATCACTCCAAGGACTTAGGCCCTCAGCAACCTCATAAGGATGAACATATTCAGGATCACAAACCAAAAATAACAATCGAGGGATTCCCCCTTTTGCCTTTTTAATGTTGCAAGCATTGAACATGCCAACCGTTGGTGCCCCACTTGAGAGGCATGATGGTAAACAGATCATTTTTTTAATTTTAAAGATTGAACATTCATTTATTTATTTTTAATCACAGACTTTTAATTGTTGCAAGAGAAATTGATTGTGTCACATTCCTGTTGCAATGTTGTTTTGATGATCCACATCATCCCCTCATCATTGTTTTTTGAGAGACTAACTGCCCCCAAATATTCCTCCCCCTCAACTGTCACAATTTGACTTGCAAATATGTTTGCTAATTGCTCAACAACATAAAATGGAATCTTTTTGCTCATCAAATTTACAGTTTTTATTTTCTTTGCAGATTTTCTTTTCTTATTCACAACAGTTTCCTCAACAAGAAAATCTGCAGGCTCAACAACTCCAAAGATTCTCATTCTTGGGATGAATGAGTTTGTTGCTGATCCTGATGTGAATGTGCCATAAAAATTGCCATTGCAATCATAATTTGGATAAAATCCTTTTATTTCAATTGTGTTTTGACATGCTACCAAACAATAAGGCTCAGAATAAATTATTGTTTCTCCATCAGAGCACATTGCTGTCAAACAGATCTCTTGTGCCTCTTTCAATGAATATCCCTCAGCTCTCAAATCTGAAACACATAAATTGAATGCTGTCAATTCATCTCCTTTAAAATCACATGTATATGCAACTATTTTGATATAAAAACATTTTGTTGATCCTGGATCTGTTGTGTTGATCATCAAATTTCTGAATTCATTATCATTTGAGTCATATCCTTTTTCAGATGTTGTTGCAGCTGTCAAAGAAACACTGTCCTCCCCTGTTTCCATGTCAATGATGTGAACAAAAACATAGGTAAAATAATTTCTTGGATTGAAAAATTGTTTATAAATTATATCCCCTTTCACAAATGGTTGACAATAATCATCATCATTTGGACAGTGATTGAAATTCCACAGATTGCACAACTCATTGTCAGTGATATTGTTTTGACAATCCAAAACCCTAATCACATTTTTTGCAACTAGGGTTTCATTGGATTCAGCTCTGTTTGATAGTGTGAATGTGTATTTGCAGCCTGCCATTTTATGGGAATATTGTGAATTCTATTGGTAAATTATTGTTAGCTCCTAATAGTGTGCTAATATCTGCAGCAACAAAGGAGGCATCATATGTTTTGATCAAAAGGGCATCAATATCATTGTAATAAATTGTATAATATCCAACAATTGCTCCTGCATTATAAACAGGCATAAAAGTCACTTTTCCATCCTCTCCATTTACAAATGGATGCAAGCTCAATTTTGCACTGTTTGAAAATAAGCCAATAAACTCAACTTTATATGATCCAACTCCTGGCCTTGACAATGTTGGTGTGACTCCTGTTGAATTTATTAAATCAGTTTTTGTTGGAGTTGATGTTCCTGTTTGTTTTAAGTTTGCTAAAAACTTTTTTCCAGGAGTCAATCCAAGTGATGAGAGTTTCACTTTACAAGATGTGTATCCTGTTGCACTTGAAACATCAGGGACAGCAATTTCCATCCATGAATCAAGATCAATTGGAGTTGCTGCAGTTGTTGGGATGTTTGGGATAGTTATTTCCATTTTTTTATATTTTTAGATATTGTCTGTTGTTCTTTTTGATGAATTTGCCTCAATTATTCTTTGCTTGAACACTGATGGATTTCCTTTTTCTGTCACTCGCTTTCCTACATCAACATATTTTTTCGCAAATGCTGTAATTTTATACGAATTTACAGATAATTTTGATGTGTCAATGCAAAATCTTGCAGCTTTTTCAGAATATATTGTTGTATAGTCAACATCCTCTGATGAAATCTCAGGAGTTGTCAACTGAGGGAGTTGATTTCCAATCCATGCCTCTGCCTCATTTATTGATGTAACTGATCCAAATTCAGGACAAACATTCACAATCAATTTTCTTGGGATTGCATCTGCAGGATTTGTGAGAATGCCTGCCATGCAAAACTCATCTCCATGACAACAATTGACTGTCTCATCAAAATTCTCTCTCCCTGAGTCAGTGTTTTCATGTTGGACTCTCATGTCTCCATAGTCTTTGACTCTGATCTGTTGTAAAATTTCAATCTCATCAGTGAATGGATTTGAAAAATCATCATAAGTGAAAAACAATCTCCATCTCAATTTCAATGTTTTTCCTCCCCAATATTGATCAGATAAAACAGGAGTGACAGGAACATCATTGATTGTTGATTCAATACAATCAATTAAATCCTCAAATCTATTTCTGAAATCAAATGTGAATTCTGCCCAATTAGTGCCAAAATTCAATGTCATTCCTGATTGGGCAGAAAATGTGTTGACTCCAATTTTGTTTGATGTTTTGCTCTCATAAAAGTTTTTCACAATTCCATAACCTAAAACAGTGGCCTCATCATAAATGTCAAATGTGATCTTTGTCAGATATCTCCTGATGTCATTTGTTGTTGTCAATCCTAATCTGTTGAAAATATCATTTTTCCAGGAGTTGAATGGGAAATCAATTCTCACTGTTGATCTGATCCTTTCCTCAATTGCACATTCAAGATCATTTCCATCAAATTGCCTGTCATAATCTGAAAGAGCTCCAATCACTGAGAATCCATCTCCATTGAAACAAGGATTTGAATCAGCAATCAACTCATCAGAGATGAATGAGTTTGCAAAATAATTGCTGCCATCATTGTCATAAACAATTGCAATCAATCTATATTTTGCATTATTCACAATCTTATCTGCAGCAATTGAACATCCAACCTGAAAAACTCCTCCTCCAATTGCTGAAATATTAACAACAGGAGTTGTCAATTTATCCAACCCAATGTTTGTATTTGATGAGATGATGTCCTCAAAGTTTGCCTCATAATTTGTCCACATATCCACATTGTTGTCAAATTTATCAGTTCTTATAATCCAAAACAAAACCTTTGTGACTGTTGTTGGAGATGTGATCTTGAATAATACATCAGTATTGACATAAGTTGACAAATTTGTCACTGCAGTTGCTGATCTTGTGAATTCCCATATTGGAGTGTGAAAATAAGGATCTGAATCTGATGAATTTCTGTTGTAAAAACCTGCAAGCCATGTTGATCCAACTGCAGGATTTGCATTCATAGTATATAGAAATGTGTCAGGAGGGAAAAGGACATTTGGTTTTTCTAATCTTGCAGTCATTGAAAAAAGAGACACATTTGAATTATAACAACTTTTTGTTGGACTCAAATACAAATCAACCAAAGATGATTTTAAATCTCTCAACATCTTTGCATGATTGTCCTGGCCATATTGATCCATATATGTTGTTTCATCATATATCTGATAAAAATCTGCAAAAATATTGAATGTTGTTGATGTTAGTATTTCAAGATAAACATCTGCATTTGAATTCAATGCAATGTTTGCACCAAAAGGCATCATCAATGCCATTGGATAAATTCCAGGAGTCAATCCAACAGGAAATGTGATTGCATAGTCAATTGGTACCTTTGGAGTGAGTGAGTTCAAAATTCCTTGATTGAAAATTGCAACTTTAACCCACAAATTAACAGTCTCAAGATCAAAGGCTGTCACTGATAATTTCCAAATATATCTTTTTCTTTCTCCAATTGTATTGACAATTGTATCTGTCAATGATGATGCAAAGACAGAGCCATCAGGGAGGATTGTTTGGACTTCTGTTCCTAAAATGTTTAATGGGATGTTTAAATTTGGCATGTTGTATTTTTTAAATGTTTATACTGTTCCTTTTATTAATAGTGTGCTATTTTCAAAATTTATGATCACAGTCAATGGGCCTTTTGAATTCCCTCTTGATGTTTTCACAACTCCATCAATGTCAATGTCACTCAACATTTGACAATCAAAATCAACCTCAATTTCAAAATCAAATCCCTGAAATCCTGATGTCCTTGGATTTTTTATATGATGAAAGTTTGTGTACAGATTGCCTGGATAGCCATCTTTAAACCAATAAGGGTAGTTATAGTATTGATTTGTTCCAACAACTCCTGCAAGGCCTCCAAAACTTACATTGACAAATTTATCACATGATGCATTTGCTGTATCCTGCCCATCCCAAATCAATAACATTGGTAAATAACAAGTATGTGAATTCATGATCATTGCATTTTTGTACTTTTTCAATGTGATTCCAACTGTTGGCAAATCCTCATAAAACGTCAAAACATCTCTGTCAATTCCATCATCTCTGAATCTACATGCTGCATATCCAATGAATGGTTTATATTCCCCCTTTTGCAAATTTGAATAGGGGGAATTGTTCCAATCAACTATGTCTCCCCATCTTGCAACTGCCTCTGATCCTACCCAATTAACTCCATCCTTTTGATAATACATATTTGCATATGAATATCTTGGATTCGTGCTCCATTTCCAACATACCTTGTTGACTTTTGTTTCATCAATAGTTGTGATATCAATCCAGGGAGTTTTTGGAATAAAGAAATCCTCTCTCTCAAAAATCAATTCTGAATTGATGATCTCAAACTTTGCAACATAAACAGGAGAAAGCTCATCAAGTAGTTGCAACCCTGATAGGATTGGAGCATTTTCATCAATCCAATATGTTGTTGTATCTGCCTCAGTCACTCCCTTATTAATTGGAGCATTGACATAAACTGTGTTATAATATACAGAATTTGGATCATTCAGGATTGATGATTTGAATGTCAATCCACATTTGCCACAAACATTGTTGATGTAATCTCTTACAAGAGGAGAGGGATGCTTTCTGCCACATCCAAATGATTGGGCTAATAGATTATTTACCCAATTATTTATTTCCTGAAATGCATTTGTGCTTGGATCTCCATCAAGATCAATTGGATCAACAGGATTCAATGATCCTCCAAGTCCATTGACAACTCCAATCACATCATTTATGATTTGTATCACAAAATTGATTGTGTTGATGATTGATGCAACCAAAATCAACAAAGGCCCATAAACAAGAAAAGATGTCCATGTGGCCATCGTCAAAATAATTAAAACATCATGCAGCCAATTAGGCCTGAGCTCATTGCAATATGCCATTCGTGGATGGGCTTTTGATTTGAATCCTGCATAATTGTCCCAAATCAAAGTGTTTTGTAAACAAGTATATTGATCATTTGACAATGATTTCTCAATTGCTGCAGCTGTCAAATCACAACTATTTTCGCACCACTGCAATGACTTATGATCAATGTAAAATTCATATGTTTGATTCTGAGAGCAGCAATCATTGACAAATTTCATGATCACTTTGTTTTCCAAGGCATTTGAGTCAGTCACTAACCTGGCATATAAATAATCAAAATCTTTGCCTGTGAAACTGAGCTCTCCTGCAAATGAAAAGGCTCTGTCTCCTGTGTCTGTGATTCTCCTCAAAGTGAATGAGGGATTCAACAATTCTCCTGAGGGATAGTCAACAGGGATCCCATCTAAATATATTTTCATGTCTTTATGCTCTTGCTAAATTATCAATAAAACTTTTTCTTTCCATTCTTTTTGTCATGAATTCAGTGAATCCATTCTCATCAACATTCAATCCTAATCTCAAAGCACTCATTGTGCTATTTAATTGATCAAGTTTTGATTCCATTGCTTTCATTTGGATCACATTATTCACAACAGGAGCTCTCATGATTGGAGAGGCCATTGACATTGATCTCATATGCATGATATTGTCAAATGCTGATGCTTTTTCTTTCCATTCTCTCAAATCAACCCTGCCTCCATGTACATCCTCAAAAATATCTCTGAATTGTCGAGTCTTTTTATGATCCATCACAAACTCTCCCTTGTGCCATGTGTAATTCCTTGAGGCTTTCTTTCCTCCCATTGTTTGTGATTCCTCTCTTGGATTTCCATCTCCTGTATATCCTCCCTCATAGTATGCAGCTTGTGAGGCAATTGATCTTGCTGATGCAAGTCCTGCAACTAAGGCAATCAATGCAGCTGCAATTGTAACTCCTGCAGCAACTCCCCCCTGAGCTGCAGCCTTTGAAACTGCAATGGCCGTATTTGCAACAAGCTCAACTGCAGCCAATGCCTGTTGATCTCTCACATATTTCTCCCTCTTTTTATTTAATGCATCCAATCTGTCCTGCTCTAATTGGAGCAACTCTGCATTCCCTCTATCTGCAATGTCTTTTGCTGCAGAAACTCTCCTCTCCTGTTGACTGATTTGGCCATCAACCTCCTTTATTTTTAATGCCAATATTTTTTGAGTTGCATCAATGGCAGCATTTACAATTTGTGAGAAATAGTCAACATATGCATTCAATCTCTCTTTGTTGTTTCTTTTCTCATCCTCAGTGATTCTTTTGTTTGAATCAGCTCTCAATTTCTCAATGTCATTTGCAAGTTTGTTTTCAATTGCCAATCTCTCAACAGCATTCTTTCCAACTTCATCCTGAGATGCTTTTTCTTGCAATTGTGCAATTTTCTTTGCAAGGATCATTTCTTGCAATCTTTTCAACTCATTATCTGATGCCTGGATTCCAAGCTCTTTTTCTTTATTATATTTTTGTTCTAACAAATAAAGCTCAAAATCAATGTCCTCATTTAAAATTGCAATTCTTGCTGCAGATGTTCTTTTTGCATCCTCTTTGATTGCATCCTCAGTCTCTTTCTGATATTTGATTCTGATGGCCTCCTCTCTATTGAAAAGATCTTTGTCCAAGGCAATTTGTAAATCTGATTTTTGAGCCTCAAGTCTTTTGATTGCATCCAATCGGGCCTGCCCTTTTAGATTCTCATCAACTTGCAGTTTTGCAATTTCTCTTTTTGCTCTTTCATTGTCAAATCTTACCTGCTCAATTTCTCTTTGCTCATTGTTTTTTGTATCATCAATGTAAAGTTGTCGAATTCTGTCTCTCAGATCAATTTCTGCCTTGATTTTTGCCTCAACAACTTTCTTTGCCTTTGCTCCTCCTGAGCCCTCCAATTTGTCCAATTGGCCCTGCAAATTGAATTTCTCATTTATATATCCATTCTCTATTTTGTAAAGTCTGTTTATATCCTCAAGGCCCTTTTTGAATTTTCTCACTCTTGCCTCCTCAGCTGCAGAAAGGATGTTGATCTCTTTCACTTCTCCTCCTTGTGTGACAACCTGTTTTGTTTTTCCTGAGTTTGCAAGTAATTTATCAGAGATCTCCAATTCCTTTTTCAAATCATCAATTGATTTCTTTCTCAACTCCTTGTTTGTGTTCAATGCATTTGTCCTGTCATTTTCATTTTTCAACAACTCTCCCTCAGTTTTTGTCAACTCTCCTCTTTGCACTTTTAATTTGATAGTCAGATCAACAATTTCTCTTGATGTTTTCAGGATGCTTTTATTGAATGCATCATTTGCCTCTGTGATTGATTTCAATGCCTTTTCTCCCTCAAACAACTCTGTGGCCCATTCAATGATTTTGCCTCCATAAATTGTCAACAATGTAACTCCAACAGAGAGGATTGTTCCAACAGAGAAAAATGCTCCTCCAAGTTGAGATAAAACAGATGTTGTTTTCTGTCCATTGGCAGCCAATGTTGCATTCTCTTTATTGATCTTTTGTAATGCATCAAAAAAGATTGGTAAATTGTTACTGATGGCCAAAAAACCAACATTTGCAGAAACGGCAAAAGCAGGGAGCTCCCTGCTTAATTGATTAACTGAATTGTTCAAAGGATTGAATCCTGATCGGGTTGCTCCTGCAGCTGCCCCCTCAAGCCTTTTCATGTCTGAGATTGCCCCATTCACTGCAGTTGTTTTGAAAGCATTGGAGACTGATTTGGAGAGGGCATCAACTTCAACCTTTGCTGTGAAACTTGAGTTTGAGAATTTATCAACAGACTCCTTGAGAGCTCCCATCTTTTTCACATTCTCATCAATTGCCTTTGTCAACTGAATATATGTTGTTGGATTGGATGATTTGTTCCTGGCTGTCAATAGATCTTTTTCTTTCTTTTCCAAGATTGTCAATTCTGTGACTTGCTTTGCCTGCTCTGCAGTTAGTTCCTGATAGACTCCTTTAACCTTTTGGAGCCCTTTGATCAGCTCCTCTGTGTTTGCTGATAGTTTGAAAATTTCCTCTGCAATGTTTTCCTTTGCCATTGTGTAAATATTTAATGATTATTTTGTTTATTTATTTTATCAATCTCCTCATTCCTGATCCTGACTCTTTCCAAATGGTTGTTTAATATTCCCAAAAACTCAACAAATGTTTTTCTGCTTTCAAGGTCTGCAATAGCTGAGGGCCTGCCATCACTTGCATGATATATAAGTTTATCAATATAATCATCAAATTTGCTTATGATGGCCTGGGAATAAAGTTGTAAATCCTCTCTGCTATTGTTGTGCTTTCCTGCAAAAATTTCAACAAATCGTTCTCTGCAGTACTTGAAAATTTCGTTGTGAGTCCCAAACCCATGTGCAAAAAAAAACCTTTGCACAATTCATCTTTTGTCCAAATCTCAACTTTTCTTTTGTTGTGTGCCTCTGATGGGAATGCAGGATCCTCATCCTGTAGAAAATAATAAATTGCAGAAAGATCAAGGATTGAATTTTCCTCACACAAAAACTCAGTTCTGATTTTCATCTCATTCAAGATTGAAATTGCTGTGACAAAATCCTGATTTTTATTAACTGCCTCAAGAGCTGTTGTCAATAAGTCTTTGAAATTTGCCTCACTTATTTTCAAACCAATGTATCTCTCAGCTCTTGCAGCTGATAAACCCCTTGCAGGAGATATTTCCAAAATGTTTAAATGTTTGTACCATTTGTTTCCAAGTTTATCTGCATAAACTTCAACCATGCTTGGGTTTTCTGAGTTGTCAATTTTTTTCATCTGTTTTTTTGTTTTTTATAAAACAAATGTAATGAAAAAAGCCTCACATAAATGCAAGGCTTTTTCCACTAACTAAACTAAAAATTGAGAAACCCTTTCCCCTTTTGAATTTAAACTGACTATTGGCATAGCTGTCACAAATATAATATTATTTTATATGTTGAGAAAAACTTTTTCAAATTCTTTGACTGTGCAATTGATTGATGATGCTCTCCCATTTGAAAACTCAATCAATGTCCTGTCCCAAACATTATTTGCATCATATTCATGTTTATACCATGAAACAACAAACATTGGATCAAATTTGAATTCAATCTCCTCCTCATCAGGTTGTTTGATCCCAATTTCCTCCTGTTTTGCATTTTGCAATAATATTGTTGAGATGATGAATTTTCTCCCAAGTCTGTTTTCTATTACTCTGATTTTACTACTCATGATTTGATTTTAATTTGATGAAAAAACTGAAATAAGTGTTTAAATAATATCTCCATGTGTCGAGTAAGTGAGTGAGAGATTTGTTTGTGTCTTTGTCAATGTCCTGATTCTCTTTAACCTGGACAAGCTCAATATCATTGATCAGATGTTCACATCTTGGATGGATCATGCATTTTGGGTGCCTGAAAAGAATTGAGTTGCAAAGGATCCTGCTATTCTTGATCAATGGATTTGCTCCTGGCACCTTAAATTGTTGGACAGTCAATCCCAATTCTTTCTGAATAATAGTATAATAGTTTAGGCCATCTTTTACCATTGCAGATCTGTTCTTTCCTGATGCATCCCCTGTCACATAAAAATAGTATCCATCCAATTTGATTCTGATCTCCTCACATAGTTTCCAAATGTCTGAGGATGTCAATCTGAATTCCATGAATGTGTAAATATATGAGAAATCCTCAGGATGCTGAGAGGCAATGCATGTGATTGGATCCACATTGAAATCAAATGATAAGTAAACAGGCAAACTCTTTTTGGGAGGGCCAAAATCAACAATGTGTTTATTCCTATCAAAACAGTATGCAAATGCCTTTCCTGTCATGTTGATAAACTCTGCCTCAAATTCTTGATTCCATGTCAACACATCCAATTGAGCTTTGATCTCATGCAACTCCTCTTTTGAGATATATGGATTTGTGCTTGTTGGCATTGATATTGAGGCCCAATTCTCAAATCCTTTCTTTCCTGCATTATTGTAAAGAGTTTGAAAGTATGTCCCAAATATTGGAGAGGAGAGGAAATATGCATCCCCCTGATAATCTGTCAATGTTGCTCTGATCACTTTTTCCCAACTTTCCTTGAGATCTTTGACAAAGGCTGCCTCATCCACAATTGCCCTTTTATATTTCTTTCCCCTGCCTGCTCTTTTCTTTTCCAGGGAGTGAATGTTCAATTCCCCTCCTGTGTTTATCCTGATGATTCTCTTGCTTTCTGATTTATAAATTGTGATAGGCAGCAACCTTTCTTTCATCTCCTCAAAGAAATCATCTCCAAAGTCAAATGTTGGAATGAAATATCCAACAGGATTCCCCTCCAACATTGTCTCCATTGCAAGTTTGACTGCAATTGTTGTCTTTCCCCATCTCCTGCCATTTTTCAACACATTGAATCTCTTGAATTGCTCAATTGCCTCAACTTGTCCTGAATGGGGCTTTGGTTTACTTATTATGATCGTTTCCTCCATTTGGTTTTGTTTGATCCTCAACAACAATGATCTTTGTCACTTTCTCTGCCTTTGCAATCTCATTTGGTTTTGCAAGAATCAAATCCCCTGACATCTTGTTGTCAATCTCAATTGCTTTCATGATGTCATTGAGATCAGGTTTCATTTTGACTTTCTTTCTTTTGCCATCAACCATGATTGTTTTTTCGATTCTGTATTTCCCCGATATGATCTGAGCCAAAATGGATCTTTTCATTGCTGAGGACATCAACTGAGAAACTTTCTCTTTTGTGATTTGAGTTGTCAGGGACTCTGAAACTTTCTGATCAATTATTTCCCCTTTTTCCCGAATGTATGCAATAATTCCCTCTTTTTTCATCAAAATTTTGGATTTATTGTATGCGGTTTTTTCTGAGATGCTTGTCCATGTAAGGAGAGCAGCATCCTTTGGAGTTTTTCCCGAAATTACAAAATTTGCAAAGGTTTTTTGATCATTTGTCATCAATACAAATATAGTGATATTTAATTAATGCAAAAAAATCATAGTTTTTGGCCATGATTTGATTGTTTTAAATTGATCAATTGGATCTCCAATTCTCTGTTTTTTTGTTTCAATTCTTTTATTCTTTCTTTGACAGAGTATTTGATGAGTGATTTGTTTTCCCTGATTTGTTTTGTGAGATAGTCTCTGACTGTCTGTGTTGGTTTCATTCAATTACTTATTGAGGATTTTGTTTGCAATTTTAGTGATTGCCCATTTGATGGATTCCCAAATAATTATTGTTAAAATGATTGTTTTCATATTGATTTTGGCTTTCTGTATTGTTTGAGAGAGTTTTGCAGCTGCATCAAAGACTCAGTCAATTTTGAGCATTTGATTTTGAATTCATTGATCTGATCATTGTGCTTTTTTAGGATCTCAAGTCTGTTTTTGGTTTCTTGTGGTTTATGATCCAGGATGCAATCATCAATTCCCTCTCTGCACATGCCACAACACAACTTTTGTTTTACCTGAGCACAAAAGAGCTCATTTGATTCCTTTTGCTCCTGAAAAGAGAATCTGCATTGATAGGGATCATTCATTTTTGTCTCTTGTTTTTAATTATCACATCAATCTCTCTTGCAAATTCTGAGGCCATCTGTCTCATGCTTGAGATCCTTGTTGCATCTCTTGCAAAGTCAACATATTTGTCCCTCAATTGCATCACTCTCAATCTGAATGCATTTGCATCATTCTCATCATATATGATTTGAGCAGCTTGATTTGGCATTTGAACAGTCATCATTCCACATTTTAGGCCCTTTTCAATATCCTGTTTTAAAACTGTTTTCTCTCTTTTTAGAGAGTTTATTTTGATGATCTCATCATTTGATTTGGCCAATGCAATTTTCACATTGTCAATTGTCTCCTCAAGTCCTCTGTCAACTTTGCCTCTCATCACTTTTGATCTTTCATTTTTCAATTGAGTCAATTTGTTTTCCAAATCAGTTTTTTCAAGTGTTAGGATTGCTTTTTGGCTGTTTATATGTTGGATCTGTCTCTCAAGATCTGCAACATGTGCCTTTGTATATTGTATGTCCATGATTAGTTTGATTTAGTTTTTGATTTTATTAATTTGATTGTTTAGTGAATAACCATTTGAGATTCCAATTTTTATTTGATCACTCATTTCCTGATAATTGATGATTTTTTCTGATTCCATTGCTTTCAAAAATTGATTCCAATCATCATCATCCATCCATGATTCAAAAAATAATTCTTTCAAAAGAGAATCAATCTCAATTTTAAATTCAATTTCCATAAAGTTGTTGTTTTAAGTTGTCAGTGTAAAGATATAAAAAAATCCCAAGTTTTTAAACTTGGGATCTCTTTTTTGCAGCTTTTTTTTAATGGGTGACAACCTTTAAACCTTGGGGACTGAAAGTCCTGAGATGCTGCATTGCAAAAATAGTGATTTTTATCAATCTTTCAGATTCTTTCTTGATAATTGTAAAAAATGTTTAACCTCCTCCCATTTATCAAGCACATCAGGAGAGAGGCTTTCCATTGCCATATTTGATAATATTTGTACAATTGATTTTTCATCAACTGAGTATGCATGTTTAATATGATAGTAAATTGATCGAGTCAAAAAGATGTCATATTCTGCATCATGCAGCTTTGTTTCATCAATATCAATCAACAGTGTTTTTGCAACTGTTTTCAGCTTGAAATCAATCATTGATGATCTTTGCTCCAAAAGTAAATTTGTAGCCATTACCATGACATCAATTGAATTACTCCAAAACCATGATCCAAAGTATTTATCCCCATTTTGCACAAAAAATGCTCTGAAAAAGTTGTTGTCAAATCCTGCATTGTTATATCCACAAATGAAAAATTTGTCTGACTTGTTGAATTTGTCAACATACTCAGAAAGCATCTGAATAATTTCTTGATACACTTCAATCATTGGAGGATATTGTTGAATTTGTTCAATTGTTACCTTTCCAACATCCAATGCCTCTTGATTTAGTTTTGCTGCAGGATTGGGCCTCACTTTGAAATTGAATGATCTCTTTGTTTCTCCATTGATATCAATGCAACCACTGATCTGATGGATGCCATGCTGCCAATGATTTGTTCCTGTTGTTTCTAAATCCAAAAATAATATTTTCATGTTAGTCAAATTTAAGTTTATAGCCTCTTTTATTAATGTTTTTTGTTTTTACCAAATAGAGTTTCAATTCTCTTTCAGCTCTTGATTTTAGCATTGAATAATGCTTTTGCATTGACTGCAGCATGATCAATGCAATCTCATTTGGCATGTCAGGATCCTCAATCTCAATTTTATTTGTGTTTTTATAAAGATGATCATATGGATTGCCTTTTGGAGAGCCAAATCCAATCAACTCATTTGCAGCAAAGATGATTTGCCTGTGATCAACATTCCCTCTCATGCATTCAGGTTGATCATCCTCCTTTGTTCTCTCAGCAATTGAGATTCCAATTTTCATTGATGATCCTGATTTTGCAATTTTCATTGCTGCTTGTTGGATTGTTTCCAGGGCTGATTTACTGTCTTTTATGACTTTTATCAGCTCATTCATTTTGTCATAGTCTAAATCCATAAACAGGAGATTAAATATGCAATGATTAATGAAATAAACAGGATCAGGAGCTTTGATGCAGTTTTTTGGATTGATGTTGGATTTTTTCTGTCAAGATGAAATCTCCTTTTGATCAGATTCTCATGATCCTTTGATAATGGCTCAGGCTTTATGATGAAAAACTTTGCATAAAAATAAAGGATGATGATATATGAGAGAGATGCAATCAGGAAAAAGATCACAGGAATGAAAATTGAAATCCATCTCATTTCTGTCATGAATGAAAAGTTGAAAATCTTGAAAACAATCATCATCCAAAAGATTCCAAAACATAATGACAGGAGCTTTCCAAATAAGGTTTTGAATGTCCATTTTGATGGCTTTTTTTCTTGAGGGCCATAAATTTCCTCAATTTCTTGTTGTGATGTTTTTTTCATGGTTGTTTTTTATTTATGATGTAAGGCCCAATTTATGAATTCTAAATAAATAATAAAACACATCAGGCCCATTGATGTGTTTAAAATTAAATTGATGATGAATTTGATGATTGTGATCATGCTATTTATAAAAAAGAGTGATTCCAAATCTTGCAGTGTAAACCTCAAATGTATCAGGAGAAAGCCTCTTGATTTTAAAATAAAAGTTGTTGACAGGGACTGTTTGATTCTTGACAACAACACAATCACAATTGTTTGCAAATGTCCAGGTGCCCACAAAGGATCCTGATTCAAAATAATCTCCATTTGATTTGATTGTTGGATAGTCATATCCTGAATAAATAGGATGCCAAATGACATCTTTTGCATCATTGATGTTGAAACATGTCTTTTGATATGTTTGTGCTTTCAATGGCTCAATTTCTTGTTTTTTGGTGCAAGATGCTGCAATCATAGTTGCTACAATTGATAAAAAAATGATTTTTCTCATGATTTATATTTGTTTTGATTTAAAAAATTAACTGCTCATAACAGTCAATAAAAGGCATTAAAACGGCCTTTTATTTTTGTATTAGCGGCAAGGTGGCACGATGACCGCCCAGTATCTAATTTCGTTATGGTTGTAAGCCCAACCGCTACCGTTCCAAGTTTCCCAATGTATTTTACCATCTTTTCTGCATATCAAATATTTACCGTAAGCGGTTGGGCGTGTTTCAATTTTATTCCAGTCGAAAGCCACCCAGCAGCTAACAGCAGTTTGCCGCAATGGCGGGTTCAGTTCTTCGTTCATAGCTTTGTAATCTCTTTCATCCATTGTATTTCAATTTAAGTTTAGTAATATAAATCCGCCACTGACGGCAAGCTGCAAAACGTTATAACTAATAGGGCAGTAGGCATTGTCAGAAATATTCTGTTTACCTACTGCTCTAAAAATCATTCTTAATGTTTAGAATCTCTACCTACTAAATTTGGTATTTCCTCTAAATTATCATCAAAATATGCTTTTGCTACATACCATTGGTCTTCATGGTTTTTAGGATTTCTCGCTACATAACCTTGATTAAAAACATTAGGAAATTCATCCTTTAATTTCTTATCAACATCTGATATTGAAACTCCCACTAAACTTTCTCCACCAATAATTTGGCGCATTTCGGAAATACTTTTACGTCTGTACTGTTTAAATTCACTCATGTTTTTATGGATTTTACAAAGCCCGTCCAAGGCTATATTTTATATTTTGTGTCTTAAAAAAAACATTCAGCAAACATCCCTACTAGTTATAACCCAACCTAAGCCCCATTAAAACGAGGGCTTAGCTTGATACCGTTAT